TGCAGCTGCTGCAGGAAGAAACATGATCATGAGCCACGCACGTTTTCTTTCAAAAGCTATGGAACAAAAAGGTGTGACAAATGTAAATGAATTAGCTAACACCGGACGTTTTAAAAAGTATCAAGAACAGTTACGAGAGTTAGGTATAGAACCACAACTCGCTGTTGATTTTATGCGTAGTGATGCTGTTAAAAAAAATAATAAAGAAGCATACGAACAAGACCCCTTCTATCAAAATCAAATTAGGTTAGGCTCTCTTCGTTATGTTAATGAAGTTGTTATGAACCCACGTGCTACAACTAGACCTATGTGGATGTCTGATCCGCACCTTGCTATTTTTGGACAGTTAAAAGGTTTCCAAGTAGCGTTTTCGAACACGGTTCTTAAACGTTGGTATAATGAAATGTTTAAATCAGGGTTTTATAATGGCATGGAGAACGGCGCTAAGTATGCAGCGGTAGGAGCTGTTATGGTTATAGCGGCAGCGTTAGGTAATGAGTTTCGTGAGTTTATACAATACGGGCCGGAAGGAAACAAAAGACATAAAGATGAAAGCGAGTTAAAAAAACTATTTAGAGCACTGGAAAGAACAGGTTTTTTAGGGCCTATTCAATTTGTGTTAGACTCAGCTCGTGCAGAGAAATTTGGTTCAGGTCCAGTCGAAGCGTTGATGGGACCTATTGTTACAAGGCTTGTTAGTTATTTAGAAGGAGTAGCAGACTTCATGTCTAAAGGGGAAAAAGAGAAATTAATAAGAGAGTTAGTTAAATCAATCCCTGTCTTAGGTTCTACCCCTTTAATTCGTAATAGATTATATGAAGCTTTAGGTGTAGAGTCTACGTTCGGACAAAAAAAATCAGACTTTGCAATGTAATCGAGATAGGGTATAAAAGCATATGGGAAGATTTACAGATAGATTTAAATCAATTTTTAGTGGAGGAGGTAAAAAAGAACCTGCTTCTAAACAAGATGTATCTAATGCAACCACGGATATAAGACAGATCCGTGAAAGCAAAGATGATATGAGTGGTAGGGCGCCTGTTCAAGTTAACGCAAAGTTTTCAGATTTTTTAGATAGAAATAAAAATGATGATGGCTCCTATAACTCTGCTGCGCAAGCTATTATAAATCAGTACGACGATGGGCGTAGCAACTATCAAGTAGCTATGAATAACGCTAGAAATAAACCAGGTGGCGCTGAAGCTTACAGAGCAGAGTTTCCAAACCCTTTAATTAATATAGCACGAAGTGTGGGTGATATGTATGAGAAGTTTTCTCCTACGGCTAACATTATGAAAGCTATTAACTCAGCAAAAAATTTACCAATTATTAATGAAGTGGGGCGAACATTTAATAATGCTACAGGTATCTTTAGTAATGAAGATAAAATAAATAATATGGGAACACGGATGAGTGATATGGATTATGATGATGCAAGTAATCCAAGAGGAATAAACATGGCAGACGTAAGTGGTCCAGGATCAAAGTTGGGTTATAATATAGATAACACAAACAATGCAACTACCAATAATTCTTTGTCTTTGCCAGAGGGTTATCAAGTTATGAACGCTAACAGTTTAGATAGTGGTTTACAATTTCTTTTAGACCAAGGAGTTATTGATCCGGTTGATGGATCAGGAAATCTTAATTTAGGAAACCTGTTTGGTAGTGTTCAAGATGGAGTAGGTGTGCTTAATGATTATAATTTAGGAGACTATCTTCCTAACAACGGAATATTTCAAGGGTTCAATAATCTAAAAGAAGGCTTTGAAAGATTAGATGATGGTAAAGGTTTTGATTTTGATATTAGAAATAAAGAATTTAAATATAATAAGGATCTCTTTGGCGGTGACGTAGGAATAAGTGCTAGTCCAAACAACGTAGGCATTATGTTTAATAAAAGCTTCGGTGCATAATGCTAAGCATGCGTGATTGGATATGGATAGCCTGCATAGTAGCGGGTATCGCTTTTACAAACGGGATGCTTTCATCACGGGTCACGGCTCTTGAATCAAATATAAAAGACTTTGATATGCTGCGTATTGATGCACGACTAGCAGTGATAGAAGAACAACTTAAACAAATAAATAAAAAATTAGATTAAATTTCAGATGGAAACATTTCCATCTCAATACATTCTGTTTTAATCCACACAGGGCTAATGCTTTTTTGCCTTGCAGCTTCATGTGTTATGTTTTCTCTCACAATTCTTTCTTGTTCACATGCTTCTAGACTTGGTAAAATAAAAGCTTGGTATTTAATACTAGGCATACCAGGAGAGTGCATCATCAAGAGTAATATAAAAACTTTAATCATTCTTATACAAGTATTCTATCATCCTTTCTAATTCAAGTTTTCTTTCTTTAAACATACCTGCTCCCAAATTATGTCGTTGACATAGTATACCTCTTGGTAAAAGATTAAGATTATTTTTGTAATCTTTTTTTGTATATTTGTGGTGGTGATCAATAACTAATTCAGTAAAATTGCTTCTTCCTTTTTTCCGTGTTGGTGCTTTATCATATAAAATATTAGGGCCACAAACAAAACAAGTAGAAGAATGTTTAAACCACCAATCTGCAACAGTAACTCCCCATTCACATTTAATTCGTCTGTATCTTAAAGTTATTCTTCCTTCGGGGGTCGATCGTAATTTTGCTTGATATTTTTTTTTACATCTTGTGCTAGCTTCTTTCCCCTTAATCGTATTGACATACCTTCCTTGTCGTTCTCTTGCATATCCCATATTATTTAGCCTCCCCCCATGAGGGTCCTTTCTCTAAGTCAATTACACTAGGTAGATTTAGTTCTACACAATGTTCCATTATTTCTATAATCTTCTTTGCCTGCTCATCAGACTCAAAAGAAAGATCGAGCTCATCATGAACCTGTATCAAAGGAAGAAATCCTTCTTCATATAAAGTAACCATCGCCTGTTTAGTTTGGTCAGCAGCGCTGCCCTGTATTAGTCTATTCAATGCCTTATATGTCCACCCTCTTTTAATTCCACCAAACCCACCGTACTCTCGTTCGGCTTCTTTTTTAGGAAGAGGAAGACCTGCTCCAAATTGTACAGGTTCCCATAAATTAAAGCGACACTTACGTCCTTTGATAGTTCTAATAAAACCTACATCACCTGCTCGTTTTTGAGCGTTCTTAGTAAGTTGTCTAACAAATGGTACATTGGTATGATATTTAACAAAAAGCTCTTCAGCCTCAAATTCTGTAAGATTTAATTCATTTGCTAGCTTTGCCTTACCCATACCATACATCATACCTAAGTTAATAGTCTTCGCTTGTTTACGATCAATGCCTGCCATGTCTGCTACTGTTTGATGAAAATCTATGTTCCCAGATTTGTATCCCTCTATTAAATGATCTGATCCTTCAAGCTTAGTTAAGTTTGCATAATGTACTAAGAGTCTTGGCTCTTGCTGTGAGTAATCAAAAGCGCCCCATTGTTGCCCCTCTTCTGGAATAAACAATCTTCTAATCAAAGGGCCTATTTCTTTATTACGAGCAGGGATTTGCTGCAGGTTTGGATTCTGCATGCTTAATCGACCAGAGATCGTGCCCCCCTGTTCATTTCTCATTTGATTTATTTCTGCATGGATTCGTCCTTTGTGCTCGTGCTTGAGAATACTATCAATGAAAGTGGTTCTCGCCTTATTAATTTCTCTAGCTTCAACAACCAATCTTGCAATTGGATTAGAATGATTTGACAAAAAGTCTTTGTCAAAACGAGGCTGTTTAGACTTCTCAGTACGTTCGTAAGGCACTCCGGCTGCATCAAAAGCTTTAGCGACAGACGTTGGAGTCCAAATATCAACATGGACATTTGTACTCTCATGTATTTTTTTAAGTATCTTTTTCTCTGAAGTAAGTAAAAACTTCTTTGTTCTCTCTGCATGATCGACATCTACTTTAACTCCTTTCTTTTTCATTTCAAATAAAACAGGAAACAAATCTGTTTCTAATTTAAATACGTCTATTAATTCTTGTTTAACTATCTCACGTCTTAGTATTTCCCACAACTTTAAAGTTAACGCTGCATCTTGTTCAGCGTAAGGGCCAACATACATTGGAGGTAGCCTCCACATCTCAGTCTTCGCATTAACACCCCACTCTTTCGCTGCATCATATAAAGCTGTCTGTGATTTTTTTTCTCCTACATATTTTTTTCCTAACTCATCAAGAGAAAATCTTCTAGGCTCATTCTCATTTACTAAAGGACCGGCAATCATAGTATCAATAATTCTACCATGAACCTTTAGTCCCATTTGATGTAGCCACCCTACATCATAGATTGCGTTGTGAAATATTTTATCACAAGGTAATTCTAAAATTTTTTTAAGTTGCCTTGTAAATATTTTAGCATCTATATTACCGCCGCCTTCATGCCTAATAGGAAAGTAACCTTTCCATCCTTCAACAGCGATAGCTACACCAATAACATAACCATTACTAATCGCCCATCCTGGTCCTATTCCTTCATTCAATCCCTTATCCCTCGTCTCTAAATCAATAGCAATTTCTTTTGCTTCACTTAAATCTGGTATTCTTTCCGGAGGAAGCCATTCAATTTTAGTTTGGAATAAAGGTATCTGCATAAGTCTCCTATTCTTTGTCGTTTATTTCGCCGGCAATAGCAGCATATCCCGCCATGTCTATGTAACAATCTTCTGTTGGTCTGTGTTTAAGTCTCGCTACTTTTACAAGCATCATACATATAGCAACGTTGTGTGCTGATATTTCATGATCTAAAAAAGCACTCCATAACTTTGCAATGTTCTCATGATTAGTAACCTTGTCACCGTAGTCTCTTTCTCTTGGTCCTCTTACAACCTTGATAGTTTGTTCTAAATACTCTCTGCTATTCATTTATATTCTCCAAAACATTTCCGAAAACTCTTTATTATTTTCCGAACGAACCATATGTAGTTCCTTTTTTGCTCGTGTCATTCCCACATAGAACACCCGACGTTCTGCATCTCTATTTTTTCTATACCCTTCATCGACACGGTGCGAGAGTTGAGAAAATAATAATACATTACTTGCCTCCCCACCTTTAGATCCGTGAATAGTAGAAAGTCTTACCTTTGCTTCATGATTTAAATTTTGATTGCGTCTTAGTGAAGCTAATAAATAAGCTACTCGTGTTGGAGATATTCTATCTAAAGCCTCGTCCCATTGCATTGCTTGTGGTAACAAGAGTCCATAATCATTTACTAGTTCATGATAGTTATATTCTTTTTCCTCATTAGCACGGGGCATAGTCTTTGACCCATACTTAACACCAACATCTATACTCATATAATGATACATAGCTTTAGCTCCTTCTAATGTAATATATTTATTACGGGAAAGCCGTGTCCAACTATTGATAGCTAATAGCAAACGATCACTTACTGATTTAGAATTTTGTCGTTGATAAAAAATTCCTCGTGTCTTTAATTCTTCTTCTACTTTATCTAATATGTAGTTTGTCCGTGCTAAAATTAACCAATCATCTTTTAAAAAATCTATATTACGATAGGGGTTCGGTTGAAACTTTAGTAAACCTTCTCTATCTGTAGCGTTCCAATTTTTTTCTACACGATTACCAATGCGACTAATCACAGAATTTGCACGATCTTGCACGGCTAACGGTACACGGTACGATTGATTTAAAATAATTCTATTTCCTTTCTGTTGTTTGAATTGCCAAGGATCCGCCCCGGCCCATTCAAATATTGCCTGATCATCATCACCTGCAATATAAATACGAGTAGCATTTTTACATAATAAGTCTACCATACTCCACTGAATTGCACTAAGATCTTGCGCCTCATCTATAATAAGTAAACGAAATTTAGGAGACATACCACGTTTTACAAACTCTAAGATCATATCCGTAAAATCTAAGAACCCATTTTGTTTTTTATATTTCTCTAATCCCGATGCAATCTTACGTAGTTTTTGAAAGCCTCCTATTAAATGACCGGTGCTTGGTTGACAAAACTGATGTTCCAAACTAACATCTTTGATCCTCGCAAGATCTACAATATTTACAAATTTATCATCTTGCCACCCTGTTCCATAGTTGTCATACTTATTTGCCGGGTTAGATATTTTTGCTTTTAATAAACCAGACATTTCTTTGTAGTCCTCATCATCCATTAAAGAAGAATCATTTAATCCTAATTCCATATAAGCTAAACTATGTAAGGTTCTAAAGTATTTGAAATCTTTTTTATCATACTGCGGAAACTGATTCACGGCACGGGTAATAGCTTCGGTTGCTGCCCTACGGGTATAAGCAAAGTAACCAATCTGGTCAGGGTCAATACCCTTAGCTAATGCCTCCTCTACTATACTTAAAAGTTTATGTGTCTTACCTGTACCGGGGGGTCCAAAAATAATGTTCTTCATGTTTTAGTTAAAGCCCTTTCTATATTTTCTTATCCTTGCAAATTTAGAATCTAGAGGAGGCACATAACCCCTCTTAACTTTTTCTCTATACAAGACTCCTAACAC